TATCGATAACCGCCATATTCGCCTTCTGTGCTGCCTTTTTGGTATCACCATCAAGTGATTGCAATAGGGATGCGCTAAAGCCCGTAACGGTTTTCATATAGTCGTTAGCACTCAATCCAGCGGTTCTATATGCTTCGTCCGCATACCGCTTGACTATTCCCGCTGAATCCTTGAATAGAGTTTCAACACCCCCGACAAGCTGTTCATATTCTGCGTAACTAGCAATCGCCTTTTTACTCAAAGCGATCAAACCCGTTGCGACCATTCCAAGACCTATAAGGGCAACTTTACCCATCTTTTTGGCGAAATCCCCAATCTTACCAAAAGCCTTTTCAAACCGCTCTGATGATTTCTCACCCTCTTTTGTTGTTTTGTCAATCTCCTTGTTGGCATCTTCGTTTTTAATAACGATTTTTCCAATAAGTTTAAATAAATCCAATATCTCACCGCCTTATTCGGGTTTGAAATTCTGCATCATTTCGAAATTATCCGATATAGTTGCTTCAATCTCCGTATCACCCCATGATGCATTCACCAAATCTTCATTCGCTTCAGATTCAGCGAGGTAATCCGCCCACGATTGTTCATGTATTTTATTAATCCAAACTTCCCATTGTAACGATTCTTTGTGTGATTTTAGGAATCTATCAATCCAATCGTTCAACATTCCATTTGATATTATTTCGTCCAATAAAGAAAATGGACTTGAATATTCTCTGAATACCAAGTCCATAAAATGAATTTCATCTAGTTGAACAATTTTAAAGCAACCTTTGTAAAATCCTTGAATTCGTCCTTTTTGACAAACTCAACGATGTATTCCGTGAACGTTACCATATCGAGTTCAGAAATCTCTTTCTTGCTCTTACCGCTAACACGTGATAGTAGTGTGTAAATCTCATCTTCACACTTCGGCAAGTTACCAATGATGACGTTGACCATCTCAATTGATACGGATAAGCCGACCGAATACATCAATGATTCGTTGTCTTTCGCTTTCCCCTTACCCTTGAAACCATCTACGAGTTTCTCAATCGTTTTTGGTTCAAGCTGATTCTTAATCTCGTTCAAGCCAATCTTGTTGATTATCTTAAACATGATAAACATATCACTTGATTTAAGCTGTTTGAACTCTATCGCCATCATTCTTCACCTCAACTTTTCTAATTAGCGATTCGGAATATTCCATAATCTCGTTATAACGTTCCTCATCAATATCGATAACATCACCAACGATATAATCTTCGTTGGTGTACTTATCCATGAACTCCCTTAAAATTTCAACCTTCATCAGTCACCTACGCAGTCGTTTTTGGATAATAAATGTGATAAGGTAGTGTATCAAGGCTAGATGTTAAATCAGCATGGCACTCAAATTTGAGTTTCAACACCCCTTCTTCCTTATTCTTACCCTCTAGTTCGAATCCACTAGTGCATAGTGCGTTATCGAGTATAACAATGATGTTCTTACCCTCAAGATTCTTACCAACAAACGCTATGTTCTCGAAATAATCATTCGCTTCGATTCTTGGTTTGGATTCAATCAAATCATAGGTATTATCCTGTGATGTTCCTTCCTTACCAATCAATGCGGACTTGATCATATCCTTCTTAACTTCAACTAGATTGATTTCCATTGAAGCTTTCTCACCCGTCTTGATGTTAAGTCCCTTAACAGCAACTAACGCACCATCAACATCGATTGTGTGCCTATCGGGTTCAATATTGAGTTTAGAACCCTTCTGTGTAGCACCGATACAAGATTCTGCAAAATTCCACTTACCGCCAGCGTACTTTAACCCCTTGTGGATAGTTCCAGCACCAAACATTATTGATTTAGGTGTATCCGCTGTTGTGCCTGTGTAACCTTCCTTCATTATTCATCTCTCCATTCTGTAACATTAAGATTAACTTGTAATCTATAAATACCTTCTTCATCAGTCCTGATTGGAACTGAACTAGCGTATGATACCGCTATACCCGACCCATTCGGCAATATATCGGTTTTACCGTATTTACCAAAATATGAACGTATCTTTTCTTTTTCAGCTTCTAAACTAATCATTGAACGTGTACCAGTTCCCGTTAGAATAAATACGCTCTGAAGTTTACCATCTTCATCCATTGTTTCAGATTCAATATATTCACCAACCCAGAAGTTGTTGGTTAAATCCTTACTCCAATAGAGATATTGATACCATATTCGGATTTCTTCCATACACCGATTAATATATCCTAGTGCATCACCCGTCATTTTAAATCTCCAAAAGCCTTTTCAGCCATCCTCTGAATCTTATTTTTCATGCTCACATAAGCTTTATGAAACCCTCTACTCGGTTTTTTACCTCGTGTTTTATGCCATTGTCCGTGGGAATCCTTATACATCCACGGGGATTTTCTACCATTACCCTTAACCGCATACATACCCGTTCCGAATTCTTCCCATATAGCATTTTCAAGGTTCGAACCAACCGAACATTCAAGACCACTCTCATCGGTCACATGTTGCCATGAACCTTTAGTTTGTCCCGTATCAACTCTACTGTTACGTTTAACTTGTGATTCAAGTTCGCCACCAGCTTCTTCAAGAAACGATATCGCTGTGTCCTTCATGGCATCTTTAACCTTGAATGAATAATCTTCAAACTTACATGACACTGTGCAAATCTCCTATATACTTCAAATACACTTCAATGTGTTGATGTAATCCCATAGGGTCATCAACTAATAGTATTTGAAACTCCCCATATCCACTCACATCACATTTCGTCACCCCGCTGTTGAACATCCATGCGTTATCAGCATAATCACATATGAATATGTGTGTTGATTCTTCAACTTTCGCATGGAACTTCGATAAATCAGCCGAACCGCTGATGTAATCGAGAAAACCCGTGATTTTCTCACCCAGTGAATTGGATGATTCAACCTCTCCGATTTCGTTCTTGTCATAACTCAATTTGTTGTAAACGGTTAATTCAACATTACCACCAATCATTTAAAACCTCGCTTTCATATATGGTTTTAAAAAACCAAGTAATGATACGGGATAACCCATTATTTGATTCTCCTTGTCGAGGTCAAAATATGTAACTGAATGACGTGATAACGTTTCCGACTTGATACCAATCTTGGAACGATTGTTCATCTCCCACGCCATTAAGTTAATTACACCTTGTTTAATTGAAGCGGGATATTCCACCTTCGTGACAACGTTATGATTTACACTAAAAATAGACTTATCAACGATTGTTTTACCATCACTAATTGTAGTGACGGTGTACAACCCATCGTTTACTGCGGAATTAGTAATTTGAACGGTGTCACCTTCTTTGATAAAAGGTGACGAACCGTTCAATGTATAATCCTCGCTAGATGCTATAAATCTGATGTTCCTATTTTGGAAATTATTATTAGTGTATTTGCGAATTAACTGTTCAATACTATCGAGCTTCATTTGTAAACTATCAGTATTAACGTTTGGATATAGCCTTGTCATTTCTTCAATAGAAACTATCATGATTTAACCTCTACTTGTCTTTAAACTGTGCAACAACCACCTTTGACTGATTAGTGATTGCTACTGTGTAAATCTCATCCGCTGAAATATCCGTCTTTCTAGCTAGTGACCTTCTTTCAGTTTCAACGTTCACATCACGCTTCATGAAGATTGTAACTGCTGGTGCTTCGTCCTCTGATTCCTTATCCTCAGTAACCTTCAGAATAGGGCAATTATATATACCACCAACAGCCTTAATCTTTCTTGAAGGTACGATTCTAGCACTTCCAATCATGCCGATTTCACCACGCATCATTACCTCGTTGTTGTACTTGTCAGCAGAAATGAAATCCTTATCAAGTCTAAGCTGTGTAATCTGCTTAGGTGATACGAACATTACTTTGTCGCTAATTACTTCCTCATCGAATAGGTCGATAGCATTAACGATACTTGCGTAACCGATGATCGCAGTCGCACCAGCTGTATATTTTAGCTGTGCACCCTTTGCACACTCAATTACATCAGCATCAACCTTAGATGCTATGGACTTGCCAAGCTGTGATGTTCCCTCTCCTACTGGATTACCGTATCCCGATAGAATAGCTTCATCAGTTAGCTCTATAGCCTTCATTACCTTCTTAACCTTTGCCGTTGTAGTTGTAGCGGTTAGAATAGTAGTTCCACACTCAACACCCTCTGCCACATCTTCAGCATCTCCGATATACTCGAATGTTGGTATTGTGATAGTATCTCCAGCATTTGCAACTAGAGTATCATCCACCTTCGCAAATGGTGTAGCTACAATCTTCTGTTTTACCTTTGCAGTTACCGCATCAGCCATAACCTGTGGATTAACTAGGTTCTGAATCTTTGTTGTTCCTGTTGCCATAATTATTTACCGTCCTTTACTTTGTCATCTCGTCATACAACTCTTTGTTGTTTTCAAATAGCTCTAACCTCTTAGCATATGACAGCTTATCGAATTCCTCTTTAGTCATTGAACCGCCTTTATCACCATCATTATCGGGTAGTTTCTTAACATCCGTTTTCCGATTCGTGCTTGATTCAAACTGATTAGGATACTGCGTTTTGAGTTCTCCGAGCATATCGGATAGTCCAGCAACCTCACCGTTTTCATCAAGTTTCAGTTCTCCTTTTTCCTTCAGCTTGTACGTGAGATAGTCGATATCCCCAGCCTTCGCATCAAGTAGGGCAACTTTGATAGCTGATTCAACTTTTGTTTGTTCGAGTTCCTTCTGTAATCCCTCGATTGTTGATTCAAACGTAGTGATTTTACTCTGTAATTCAGAGTTATCTGTGGTATCCTTCTTTAAATCTTCGATAAGCTTGTTAGCTTCCTTTAGCTTCTGAGCGTTACCATCATAATCACCCTTTAGTTTGTTGTAGCGAATATCAAGGTTTTCTTCACTCGTGGTGAATATCTTGTTCGCTTTCATCTCTGATTCAATTGTCTGAATCTGTTCATCACTCAATTCGAGCGATTTCAAAATCTCTGATAGTGTCATAGTTCTAAATCCTTTCACTTTACAATTTTTACGTGTTACGTCACGTTAATGCGGATAGATGTTTTACGTGTTCCCACACGAATTTTTATATACAAAAAGAACGCTCGAAAGAGCGTTCCCGTTGCCTAAATTAATTATTTAATATAGTACGTCTAAATTGAGAATTCCGAGATCATACACATCTTTACCCTCATTTAGACACCTCTTAATTATTTTGATAATGTTTTCTTCACTCTCCCCCATAAACGGAAATGTTGGAAAAGAATCATCAAACATTTCTAAATAATCTTGATTCAATTTTTCAAATTCAGTCATATTATTTCACCCCTTTGATGATTTCCCTAAAGGCTTTATATGAATTTGGTGCATACTCTTTGATATAATCCAACGATTTATCATTACAAGTTTCTGCCGATACTATATTCGCCCACAATTCTCTAGCTGTCATAACATCTCTACAATATCCCTTCAATTCCTTTTTGGTTTTCATCCCAGTTACAGCCAAAAACTCTTTTGCGTGGTCTGTTCCAGTCATTTTTCTGCTAGCTTCCAATCTATCATATAGCATATTATAATAACTCTCACCATGACCCCAACGAATTCTATTTCTTCCACCAACAAACGAACCATCAATGAAATCTTGAACACCGCAACTAAAATTATCATCCTTTAATCGTTTATCAAGTTCAATAAAACCTATTGATTCCAAAAGTTCTTTGTCCTTCTTCATCGCACCCATAAACTCATCTGAACTTGACAAAACCTTTTTGAAAACAAAATCAGCAAATGAAACCGATTTATTATCAAATTTATCTGAATATGAGTGTTTAACCTTCGATGACAAATTATGATCCATGAAATGACCGAATTCATGTGTTAGTGTAGAAAATTTGTTACTCTTGTCAAGGTTGACACTCCAAGTGATGCTATTCCATTCGTGATTATACACCCCTCTACCTTTCTTATATTTTGATACATCTTCGGAACGAGTTTTGTATATTTCGATTATACTATCATTATCACAATTATCTAGTAGTTTATGGAATTCATCTTTATTAGAACCCAAAGATTCATTCAGTTTAATCATGTGGGAATAATCATTTGGTTTATTTTCAGCAGTAACATTATTCAAGTAGTTCTTGCGGAACGTTTTAAACTGTTCAGATTTATCGAGTTCGAAATAATCCGCACGTTCTTGAAGCGTTTCAAGTTCATCTTCATCTAATGCCCATTTTGCACGTTGTAATAGGCAACATCTACAGTTGCATACATTACGAGCCGAGCCACCGACTGATGGGGCTTCCATTTTTTCACCCCCAACATCGAATTCCTCATCCCACTTAATGATTGTTCCGTCAACTTCTCGATGTTCATCTCTTGTTCTTCCATCAAGT